TGCAGAATACTAACGGGGATACAAAGATGAAAACTTTCAGCGCATTCATGGCAGAATCACAAGAGATTAACGAAGCCCATGATGTTGAACTTAAGCCACATGAGAACGGTACGCACTACATCGTTCACAAGATCCACCCTAGCTCTGGTATCGAATCCGACCAGCTAAAGAAGGGTGAGAAGATCTCTGATTCCCATGTTGACGATTTACACGACATGGGCTATAGTGTAAAGATCCACAAGAAGTAATTCACTTCTACAATTTGTAATGAGGTTATATTATGGTTGACTTTTGTCACATCGCACCCACGCGTCATCTTTCGACGTTTGTTAACAATCAAACACATCACCTACTCCTTGCCCATCTCGTCGAAGAGGACAAGGAGTATACTAGGTTCTATCGCAGCGGCCGGAACCTAGCTGAAACATACATTCTCGACAACTCTGCTTTTGAAATGTACAAGCAGGGTCGTGAGATGTATCCATCCGATAAGCTGATTGAGATGGGCAAGCAGGTCGGTGCAGACTACATCGTGATGTCTGACTATCCTAATGAGCCAGGTTCCAAGACCATCAAGGCTGCAGAACGGCTGGCTCCTTTGTTCCGTGAAGCTCGCTTCGGAACGTTCTTCGTGCCTCAGTCAGAGATTGGGGACATCGAAGACTACATTGCAACCTTTGCATGGGCTGCTACTTCTCCTCTCGTAGACTATATTGGTGTATCGATCCTCGGTGTTCCTAATGCATATGGTGTCGAGAAGAACAACAAGCTGCAGCGTTACATGAGTCGCTACGCGATGATGCGCGAGCTCGAGCGCCGTGGGATCCTTCGTCTGGCTCGTCTGAACGGTAAGAAGATCCACTTCCTTGGAATGGTCGATGGACCTAACGAGATTCAGCTCTGCGGTCGTTTCGATATCGATACGTGGGACTCTTCTGCGGCTATCTGGGCTGGTCTTAACGAGGTCGCCTTCGACACCTCACCTACGGGATTGGTTGACGGTAAGTTCGAGAAAGAAGTTGACTTTAACTTCAATACGTTAGATAAGGTAAAGATCGACTTGGCTAAGTCGAACATGAAGTACATTAATGAACTATGTGAGGAATACAGCAATGACAAGCCCGAAGCAGCCTGGTAACTCAATCCCCTATAAATACAATGAAGGCGATATCCTGCAAGAAGTGCAGGCCTATATCGATTCAACCTACGGACAGCACTATGTTGGTAATGGCGAAGTCCAGACCGTAGACTTCTGGGAGTCGCTTGGCTCTCTCGACACCACCGCTCGTGATACTGCAATCAAGTATCTGGCCCGCTTCGGTAAGAAGGGTGGGAACAACCGCAAAGACCTTTTGAAAGCTATTCACTACATCGTGCTTATGATGTATGCAACACGTGAGGATACAGAATGAAACACATCTCAGGACCTAACTCTAGGTCGACTCTAACCAATGTACAAGATCAGGACGTTCAACCTAATGCTGTAGACCTTCGTCTCGGTAAGGTGTTCTTCATCCGTCCTGCAGCTTTCGTCATCGATGAAGAACAAAAGAAGCATCGTGGCTCAGTAGAGCTCACCGTTGACCCTGACGGCTACTATACCCTCAAGGAAGGTCATTATGAAGTTGTCATGGAGAACGTCATCAAAGTTGGAGAAGGCGAGGCTGGTTGGGTCATTACTCGCTCCACCCTTAACCGTAATGGCGTGTTTCTCACCTCTGGCCTTTATGATAGTGGTTATCATGGTGTTATGGCTGGGGTAATGCATGTTACTTGTGGTCCTATGAAGATCAAGCCAGGCACTCGCATCGGTCAGTATCTGTCGTTCGATTCAGAGGCTCTATCGAAGTATGACGGCTCATATGGTATCGGTAAAGAGCACGACAAGAAGTACGAAGACACTCAACAAGCTATCGAGGATATCCTCGAAGAGTTGAAGAATCCAGTTATCGAAATCGAAGAACCAAAACGCGGCCGAGGCCGCCCTAGAAAGGTAAGTGAATAATGGGTATGGAAATTAAGGTCCCAATCGAGGAGCTCAAGAAGCGTAAGCTGTTTGTGGCTGCTCCAATGTATGGCGGTCAGTGTGCCGGTATGTTTACACGATCGATCGCAGACCTCTCTGCTCTGTGTACTCACTATGGCATTCAGGTAAGGTTCTACTTCCTGTTCAACGAGTCTCTGATCACTCGTGCTCGTAACTACTGCGCAGATGAGTTCATGCGTTCGGAAGATACGCATCTAATGTTCATCGACTCTGACATCGGGTTCAACCCACATGACGTCATCGCTCTCCTTGCTCTGCAGGATCCAGATCATACTAAGGACGGCTACGACATCCTTGCTGGTCCGTATCCAAAGAAGTGCATCTCGTGGGAGAAGATCACGCAGGCTGTTAACAAGGGCTTCGCTGATGAAGATCCTAACAACCTCGAGAACTTCGTGGGTGACTATGTGTTCAACCCAGCAGATGGTTCGGGTCAGATCCCTCTTGGTGAGCCTGTAGAGGTTCTCGAAGCTGGCACTGGCTTCATGATGATTCGTCGTAACACGTTCGAGAAGTTCCAAGAAACCTATCCTCATCTCCTGTATAAGCCCGATCACGTTCGTACTGAACACTTCGATGGTACACGTGAGATCATGGCTTTCTTCGATGCTCTCATTGATGACAAGACTCAGAATCTGATTCCGGAAGTGTCGGCCTTCTTTGATAAGAACCCGAACCCTACCAAGGAACAGATGGTCGAGTTCCTCCAAGATAAGCGCACTGGTCTTACCAAGGACCAATACTCGAATCGCTATCTGTCAGAAGACTATATGTTCTGTCAGTGGGTTCGTAATGCCGGACTCAAGGTATGGCTCTGCCCATGGATGAAGTTGCAGCACGTTGGTTCGTATGTGTTCGGTGGATCGCTTGTCGACCTTGCACAGATCGGAGCATCGGCAACCGCTGATGTTGACAAACTGAAGAAGAAAAAGAAGTAAGGATAATTATATATGATGCTTGACGTGAAAACTATCCAGACGCTTAAGGCGTTCTCGATGATCAACCCTTCGCTTCTGTTTAAGCCTGGCAATGTGATCAAGACGATCTCTCCTGCCAAGACTATTCTAGCGAAGGCTACTGTTCCGGCTACATTCGACAGAGAGTTTGCTATCTATGACCTCATGAGGTTCCTGGGTGCTTACTCGATGTTCGATGAGGCCGAACTAGACTTCCATGACCGATCTGTGAAGATCGGTTCTGGTAAGGAGAAGATCAACTACCTGTATGCAGACCCTGCAGTCATCGTAGTTGCTCCTGATAAGGAGTTGGTCGTCGAGAACCCTGTAGTAGAGTTCGACCTGACCTCTGACCTGCTTCAACGTACTCTCAAAGCATTGAGTATGATTGGAGCTCCAGAAGTAGCAGTCACTGGAGAAGATGGTGTAGTCTATCTTGAAGCCATTGACTCTAAGAACAGCTCGTGCTCCACATACCGTGTGGAAGTCGGACAGACCGACAAAGCATTCCGCTTAATTATGACAGCTGACAAGTTAAAACTGTTGACTTGTGACTATAAAGTGGCTATAACGGATAGGTTCGCTCACCTTAAGGGTGAGGACATTGAGTATTGGATCGTCCTCGAGGCGCATTCAACCGTTGGCTAATAAGTGGAGTTTATATTATGGAAGAGTTTTTGTGGGTCGAGAAGTATCGACCTAAGACTATCAGTGACACCATTCTTCCTCAAGAACTGAAGGCTACGTTCCAACAGTTCGTTGATCAGAAGAACATTCCGAATCTCATCCTGGCAGGGAGTGCGGGCGTAGGTAAGACTACTGTCGCTCGTGCAATGCTCGAAGAGCTCGGCTGTGACTATCTCGTTATCAATGGATCCATGAACGGAAACATTGACACTCTACGTAACGAGATCCTTGAGTTTGCTTCTGCTATGTCACTTAGTGGTGGTCGCAAGTATGTTATCCTTGATGAGGCTGACTACTTGAACGCAAACTCGACACAGCCGGCTCTTCGTAACTT